ATGGGGGTGCAATTTGCATGAATGTAAAAGTGACATACACCGGATCATCCGGTAACACATACAACCTGAAGCTGAAAGAGCGCCTCCGGCTGAAAAAAGCGAATTTCCACAAGTACACATGGGCCATGGATACCACAAAGCAGAAATACGGGGTCACGGTGGATGAATTCCGCCGTGACCCGATTTCGTATGATGCATCGCTGATATTCACCGGAACATATGCGGAAAATAAGGAAACGCTCGAAGCGCTGCATGCAGACTTCGAGCGCGACATTCTCACAAACAAAGAAGGAAAGCTCACCTGGGGAGATTATTCCATAGGTATGTTTGTGACATCCTCGAGCACATACCCGAACGACAAAGAAGATACCCAGAACGATATCACGATTTATTGTCCATATCCGTTCTGGATCATGGAAAAGACGATCACCATTTTTCCATACACACCGACAGTGACGGACGAAGACAAACAGTACAGCCACCAGTACCCATATTCATATGCAAGTTATCAGGAAAGAACGGTGAGGTTTGATACCGCACACTATGCGGAGAGTGATTTCCTGATGGTGGCGTACGGACCTTTTTCTGAACTCAGCGTTGAGATAAACGACGACCTGAAGAGGGTTGGATATGCTGTATCATCCGGAGAATACATGGTGATCGACAGCAGGCGGCGCGGCCAGTATAAAGGCGAGGCTTACGTGATCAAATCAGACGGCACGAGAGTCAATGTTTTTGATTACAGAGCTCCGGAGCAACAGCTCTTTAAAAAGGTACCCGCAGGCATGCTGAACATAGATTATTCAAGGACGCACGGCATAGACCTGACGGTCTTCCTGGAAAGGAGTGAGCCGATATGGACATTATCATGATCGACAGCTCCCTCCACGAATCCGGGATCATCTGCGCGGATGTGGATATCGAGATCGGAACATCTGAGGCGAAGAACGACTTTGAATTCGCCGACATTGTGGAATTACCGGCTGCAGGTTTTTATGTAGAGGGGACGGAGTATGGCGGGTTTGTTGAGTGGGATAAAACATCGTCATCGGCTGAAAAAACGACTCTAAAAGGATGGACGTGGAGAGGTCTGCTGACACAGGACATCATCATCCCGCCGGCAGGGAACGACTATAAGATCGTGAGCGGAGACGCCAACACCATCATCAGGGAAATGCTCTCCGGCGTCCTGGGAGGCTTTTTCACAGTGCCGGAGCTCCCGAGCGGGTGCACCATCTCAAATTATCAGTTCCCACTATACATCAATGTCCTGGACGGGATCACAGGCATGCTTGCACAAAGCGGATACAGGCTGAGCATCCATGCCGACAAGCCGGCGGAAGGCGAGGCAGTAATAGTGACTGCAGAAGCTGTACAGGTCGCAAGAATCGAAGGTACAGCAAACGAAGATTCGCCATACACAGTGGATATCACAAACAACCGCATGGGAATCAATCACCTCGTGTGCATGGGAAGTGGAGAACTCCAGAGCCGCCAGCGCCTTGACTTATACATCGGAGCAGACGGAAGAGTAACGACGGAGAAATATTTCACCGGCTTTGCGGAGCGGACAGCCTACTACGATTACGGAAGCGCCGAGAGTCTCGATGAGCTCCGCAAACACGGGGAAGAAAGGCTGCTCAGTATCGCGTCAACAAGAAGCGTGCAGGTGAAAGCAAACGGCAGTCAGGAAGCGGAAATTGGCGACATGGTACGCGCGTCTCTCCGCGGAGAAGTGATCACCACGCCGATCGTCCGGAAGATTGTAAAGATCAAAGACGGCATTCCAACGTACGAGTACAAAACGAAAGATGAGCAGTAAGAGGAGGAAATAATGGCAGTTTTGGTCAACGGCGACGGATTTAAACCCGTCACAGCACAAATGGATGCCGATTTCTACGCAGGCATATGGGGAGACGGCCTGTCCGTGATCAATGTCGGGAGCAACATGGCCGCCAGCATTGAGAGCGCGACAGTGGTCCGCGTCGCGGACGGAGAGGCAGTCATCCAGGGGCGCAGGATACACATTGACGCGGGATCCTATGACGAATTTTCCATTCCGATCGGAGAGCAGGGGGCGACGAAATACTTTGTCATTGGATACGAGCTTTACCGTAACGCGGAAAATAAGGAACTCTGCAGGACGTTTGTCCAGGAGGTCGCCAGTGCATCCGCTACAGTGCCTGCCGGCGGCGTGCTCCGGGACGGCGCGACATCCATTAAAGCGCCGTTGTACAGAGTCACCAAGAACGGCGTCAACATCGGCTCCATCACGGCACTGTTTGAAGCACCTAAGGTGATGAGCCAGATTTTCCCTGTTGGGGCTGTTTACATTTCTACGACAGCGACAAACCCATCCGTTTATTTTGGCGGAACATGGAGACAGATAGAGGGGAGGTTTCTGCTCGGCCAGTCGTCCGGCTATGCAGCAGGGTCGACAGGCGGTTCGGCGACAAAGACTTTGTCAACAGATAATCTCCCGCCGCACGCACACTCGGGCCCTTCCCACACGCACAGCATCGCAGCACATACGCACACGGGCGCTACAGCCAGTGCGGGAGCCCATTCACACACCCTGCACAGATGGCTGGCTGGGGGGACGGGTACAGCAAGATATGCAGCGCAGGGCGATTCGTCGACACCGACATACAGCACGAACTCGGCAGGGGCCCACACCCACTCATTTAGAACGGATGCAGGGGGCGGAGGACATACCGGGGCGGCTGGTACCGGCAGCACCGGCAGCGTTGGCAGAGGAACCGCATTCTCGATCATGCCGCCATATCTGACAGTATACATGTGGGAACGGACGGCATAAGCAAGAGGAGGAAAGATTATGAGCGAAACCTGGGAGGTTGTATCAGGATACCGAGTGGTTGAATATTCTGATCCCATGATCTTTAAATTTGACCCCGACACAAAGGCAATAGAAAAAATTACAAAGCAGATACTTGTTTCAGGTGAAAAAAATTCCCAGTATATCCGCTTTGAGACGGACAGATACTTTGACGGGATAGACCTCACAGGCAAGCGGATACAGATCATTTATCTCGGATCCAGCGGCCTGTCGGACATAAACGAGGTCGTAAATGTAGAGTGTACCGATACATCTCTCAGATTTGGCTGGGTTGTCCCGGGAAATGCCTGCTTTGATCCCGGAGATATGTGCTTTTCGATAGAGTTTATTGCTAACGATTATGTGCTTAAATCGCGGAAATACGACCTGAACGTGACGGAAGGACTCAACGGGGGAAATGTGATCCCTGAGCCTGAAGAGGGTGTATGGTATATCGAGTTACAGGAACGCTGTGACGAAATACTGACAAAAGCAGAAACCGCATCGACCAATGCAGCGAATATAATGAACAGCATTGCTTCGCCGACGGTGGCTCCTACTGCGGCAAGCATGGAAGATACAAGCGCCGTCTACGTATATACGGGATCAGAGGACGGATACACATATGGGAACTGGTACTACTACGATGCCGGTGCATCCGAGTGGGTGTCAGGAGGGGTGTATGCGTCCACAACAATACTCGTAGACGAGACCCTTAGAGTCCCGGGCAGGGCGGCAGAGGCAGTGGCTGTAAGAAATGCAATACAGGAAGCATCAACAGAAGGGGCTGAAGCTCTTACAACTGCGGTCACTAACCTGCAGACGCAGGCGGCGTCTGACCACACGCGGCTTCAGACGCAGATCTCACAGCTATCTTCCGATGCAGAGACTGCAGTGCACAGCGAAACTATCATCAACATCATCAAATTGACGCGTGCAGAATACGAAGGGATTACGGCAAAGAATCCAGAAACTTTGTACATCGTGCAGGATGATTAAGAAGGAGACCTATACATGGCACATATGTTTTTCCTTGGCGATGAGCCTATAACATGCATCAAAGATGTTACTGTGGCTTCTGAGATGACAGACGAGCATCTCATTTATCGCTACCTTGGAAACGAAGAAGATTATGAATCCGGAAAGCTGTACTACCACAACGGCACGATCTTTGAGCCTGTTGGAACGGGAACAGGCGGAGGGGGCGGAGGCGGATCATCCGAAGGAAATGCAGCAGTTATCACTGCTCAGAACACCACAGGGTGGCTCAGTAAGACAATCTCTTATGGCCAGGCCGTATCTCTGTCGATCACATGGTCTTCACTTGAAGACGATATGCCAACCGGAGACGGCACTTTGCAGGTGATTGTAAACGGATCGACAAAGCGCTCGCTCAATATCTCTCAGGGCAATGTAACCGTTAATGTGACGGATTACCTCGTGGCAGGCGCGAATACGATCCGCTTGAGGATTTCTGACGTTTACGGTAATTCACGTAATATTAGTTTCAGCGTAAAAGCTGTGCAGCTGACGCTTGCATCCTCTTTTGACAGCTCCGTGATCTACACGGCGGGGGCGAGTGTTGACTATACATATACTCCAACGGGCGCGGTGGAAAAGACCGTTTATTTTATCGTAGACGGCAATACAATAGGGACGGCTTCTGTAACTGCATCCGGCAGACAGCAGACATATTCCCTTCCGGCAATGACACATGGGGCACACAGCCTGCGCGTGTACTTTACAGCAGAAGTGGACGGAGAGACGGTCACATCCAATGAGCTCTATTATGAATTGACCATTGTAAACCCGTCATCAACCACTGCGATCATCACAAGTTCCTTCCGGGATTCCGCTGTAGACCAGTACGAAACAATATCGATCCCTTACAAGGTATACACGCCGACCAGTCTTACATCGGAAGTTGTGCTCAAGGCAAACGGCGAAACAGTCGCCTCCCTTACCGTGGACAGGGCAGAGCAGACCTGGACATACCGCACAGACAATACAGGGACTATCAATCTTGTTGTCACTTCAGGCGGCGTACAGAAGACTATCGTGTTGACGGTTGCCGAATCTGATATTGATGTCGAACCTGAAACAAATGCTCTCGCCCTTTACCTGACCAGTTATGGGCGCAGCAACAGCGAAGCTAACCCAGCCGTATGGAAAGACACAGACAGGAATATCTCTGCATCCATGACAGGATTTAACTTCATCTCAAACGGCTGGGTGGAAGACGATGAAGGGATTACTGTGCTTAGAGTATCAGGGGATGCCAGGGTCACTATCCCGTATAAACCATTTGCTTCTGATTTCAGGACAACGGGCAAAACTTTCGAGATTGAGTTTGCTACAAGGGACATTCTCAATTATGACGCTGTTGTATTTTCCTGCATGAGTGGTGGCAGAGGGATCCAGCTCACCGCGCAGGTGGCAACACTTGCGTCTGAACAATCATCGATCTCCACTCAGTATAAAGAAGATGAACATGTCACTGTCTCTTTCGTGGTAGAGAAGAGAAACGAAAACAGGCTTATCTACATCGCCATTAATGGAATCAATTCCGGCGTTATCCAGTATCCTGCGGATGACGATTTCTCACAGATGTCGCCGGTAAACATTTCCATTGGGGCGGCAGGATGTACGACGGATATTTACCACATCCGTGTATACGACAATGATCTGACCAGATACCAGATTCTCAACAACTGGATCTCTGACACGCAGTCCGGCACTCTTATGAAAGAGCGATTTGAGCACAATGACGTTTACGACGAATACGGAAAGATCGTTATTTCGAAGCTCCCCAAAGATCTGCCATACTTTATCCTCAATGCAGAGGAACTCCCTCAGTATAAAGGTGACAAAAAGACTATTTCCGGATCGTATGTCGACCCGGAGCATCCGGCAAAATCTTTTACTTTTACGGGATGCCAGGCGAACGTACAGGGTACGTCTTCGGCTCCTTATGCAAGGAAAAACTATGACTTGCAGTTTAAAAATGGATTTGAAATGAACGGCGGAAGTCATGAGGATAATTATGCTCTTGCACCTGCTGTTATTCCGTTTAATCGCTTTGTCCTAAAAGCGGATGTTGCGTCAAGTGAAGGCGCGAATAACGTGGAGCTGGTCAAGCTATACAACGATGCAACACCATATGCAAGGCGTGAACAGGAAGAGGATGCAAGGGTCCGGCAGGGAATCTACGGATTCCCTATTGTTGTTTTCTGGCATGACACAGCCCATAATGAAACAACTTTCCTCGGGAAGTACAACTTTAACCTGCCGAAGCGAGCGCCTGGCCCATATGGATATACCGGGAACATGGAGTCCTGGGAATTCCAGAACAATACTTCCGATCTGATGCTCTTTAAGTCGGATTTCTTCGATCAGACGATGGTCACTGATCCCACCACTGGCGAAGCAAAGGAATCATGGCGCTACGACTACGAAGCACGTTTCCCTTCTGACGAATGGGTAAACTACTCAAAGCTTCAGGAGCTGCAGTCTTTCATTGTATCATGCGACCGCTCCAAGGCTACCGGAAATACGCTTGCATCTGCCGTTACCTATGGAGATGTAACATACACGGTTGATAATGCCGCATACAGGCTTGCAAGATTCAGGAATGAGTTCGGGAAATATGCAGAGGTATCATCCTTTATCTTCTACTACATTTTTACAGAACTTTTCCTGATGGTCGACTCCCGCGCTAAGAACCTGTTTATCGGTTTCTCCGGAGGCGATACAACAGGGCTTACTGCGATTGACCGCAAGGCCGTTGCAGAGCCTTACGACATGGACACTGCAATCGGAACAAACAACGAGGGCTTCCTTGTTTTTGGTTACTCCCTTGAAGATACGGATCATCTTTCCGACGATGCAGATGTTTTCAACGGACAGGATTCTGTGCTGTGGAACAATGTGCGTGATGCGTTCCCGGCAGAGATTGTAGCAATGTATCAGTCACTGCGTTCCAATGGAACACTTTCCTACGAATCGGTAGAGCGGAGATTCGAGGAACATCAGGCAAAATGGAGTGAGGCAATCTTTAACGAGGATGCATATTTCAAATACATTGCGCCTCTTACTGATCCTGACACCGGCAAAGAGCCTACTGACTTTTATCTGCCGATGCTGCAGGGATCAAAAGCGGAACAGCGCAAATGGTGGCTGTTCAATCGCTTCCGCTACATGGATTCCAAATGGAATGCGGGAGACGCGCTCAGCGAAGTGATCCAGCTCCGCGGATATGCAAAAGCAGATATCACGGTTACTCCGTATGCTGACATTTATCCCACCGTAAAATATGCATCGTATCTGGTTTCCGAAAGAGGACAGCACGGTGTACCCACAACGCTTGCATGCCCTCTGGATAACGTCAACGATACTGAAATTTACATTTACAGCGCGTCGCAGATTGCATCCGCAGGAGACCTGAGCGGGCTTAAAGTCCGTGTCGCAGACTTCTCCAAGGCCACAAAGATACAGTCGATCGTGGTCGGAAGTTCCGCATCAGGATACAACAACCCGAACCTTGTAACACTGTCCATCCCTGCATCTTCCCTGCTCAGCCTTGTTGACGCAAGGAATTGCAGTGCACTGGCTGGAACTATTGATCTGTCACCTGCTGCAAACATCGAAGAGGTTTATTTTGACGGAACCGCTGTCACGGCAGTAACACTTCCGGTCGGCGGCATCCTGAAGAAGCTGCATCTGCCGTCCACTGTCACAAACCTTACCGTCCGGAACCAGCCGGCCATTACGGAATTTGTGATACCGAGTTATAGCAATATCACAACGCTCAGGATTGAAAATTGCGCCGGCGCAATCCCGGTGCTTGACATCCTGGACGAGATCCCTGCGAACAGCCGCGTCCGCATCATTGGTTTCACAATGACATGCACGACTATGGCAGAGGTGGAAGAATTTTTCGATCACCTTGACTCCATGCGTGGTCTCGATGAAAACGGTAACAACCTTGATAATGCCGTGGCGAGTGGCACGATCACCGGGCTCGGCACCATCACCGGGGCATGGCTCACGGAGATGTATGAGCGATATCCGGATGTCACGATCGAGTACGAGCACATTGAGAGCAGCCTGTACTATTACAACTACGATGGGACAGAGCTCCTCTATACAGAGACTGTACGGGATGGCGGCAACGGTACATATGCAGGGCAGCCTTCCAGGGCCTCTACAGCTGCCAACACATTCACCTTTGCCGGCTGGAGCCTGTATACCAACCAGTCGACAGCAGATGCAACGGCGACACAGAATATCACGAGAGACAGGAATGTCTATGCCGCATATACCGCAACCGGCCGGACATATACTGTTTACTTCTACGTAGGCTCTACGCTTGCTCAGACGGTCAATAACGTCGCTTATGGATCCAGTGCAACCTACACCGGCTCCACACCTGTAGACCCGAGCGGCAACGGCATGGACTTTACAGGATGGCTGCCGGCACCGACGAATATACAGGGCAACACCTCCTGCTACGCGCAGTTCGCTTCTCCGGAGCCGGAGCATACCATCACCGACACCTGGGCAGAGATCATACAGCATGTGCAGCTTGGTGATTATGCTACCCGGTACAACGTGGGTGATACGATGAGCCTGAACCTCGGTTCAGAAGGATATATCAATATGCAGATCGTGGCATTTGACACGGACGATAAAGCCGATGGAAGTGGAAAGGCACCCATCACATGGATCGCGGAGCATGTCCTTGAGACCAGCCACAGGATGAATCCAGCACTTGAGACAAATTATGTATATCCGAGCGGTAAAAGTTTTGTGCGAAACTCCACGAGCACCTCTAATACGGGTTATAACCAGTGGAAGTCGCAGAACGCTTATACCGCAAATAACACGGCAAAAATCACCTTTACAGTGACCGCTGTAGCGACTGGCACATTGCGGCTAAAATATGTCACAGGCACTGCTGCCAACTGCGCGACAACGCTGAAGATCGATGGGACGGATGTGATCACCAGCTACAGTACGAGTGTGCAGAATTATGATCTGGCCATCACGGCAGGAACACAGTATGTGATCGAGTACGAAACCACAAGGCTCAATGACACTAACAGCACAGACACATACATTAAGCTTTGCAATACAAGCGATTCGGGCAAAAACGCAGACGTATCGGCTCTTGTCACGCAGGACAGCGTCGTGATTGAGGATTGTGCAGTGCGTACAATTGACAGCTACACTACTGGCACAGGAGCAATCGGCGGCTATGCGGCATCAGAAATGAGGACCTACATCCAGGAGACGATCAAACCTCTGATCCCTCAGGAAGTCCTCGCTGCGATTAAACCGGTCACAAAGTACACCCAGAATTACAATACTGCAGGAACTGCGGTCAATAATGTTACTTCCACTGAGGATGTATGGATCCCTTCGAGGCGTGAAATGTTCACAGGTGCAGAATCTCAGGGACCGACATACACCAGCTTTTTCACCTCGAATGCAGACAGGGTGAAAAAGAAAGCCGGCGCGTCGAGCGCCTCGTGGTGGTGGCTCCGCTCCGCTTATAGCAGTACCGGTTTCGACCGTGTGACCGGCAGCGGCGACTGGTACTACGACTATGCCTTCAGTGCGGGCGGCGTGGTCGTCGGCTTCTGTTTATAATCCGACATCTCGGAATCTGGCGGGCCTTGTCCCGACAGATGGATGTCCTTTATGAGGGAATGCGGCGGAGGCAAAATCCAAAAACCTCCGCCGCGTAAGCGGCGATTTTTTTTCGGGAAGAAATCTTCCATCAAAGGAGAGGATGTGATAGAATGCCCATCGTGAGGCAGAAGATATGACAGTTATAAAAAGCAAAAGACATGAGTCTGAGATGGAATTCATCCACACAGCAAGGGAGCTGCGGTTATACACGACGCGGAAAGTGACGGGGTTTCCGAAGCGCTATACCTTTACAGTGGCCAATCCTCTCGCAGACTCAGCCAGACGGATCCACCAGTACTGCAAGATGGCGAACAGTGTTTATCCGCTCAATGCCCATGAAGCACAGATCAGACGTGATTACCTGATCAGGGCAAACGCGGAACTGAACGCCATGGTATCGGACATTGAGTTTGCCGCAGAGCTCTTCGGCATACAGCCGGATACGATGAAGTTCTGGATGGATATCGTTGACCGGGAGATACGCCTGGTCAAAGGAACAATGAAACGGGATAGGGAGCGCTATAAGAATCTTGAGTGATCCTGTCCTTGCATAGGTTAGTTTCTGTGCGCGTCGAGCGCCTCGTGGTGGTGGCTCCGCTCCGCTAATAACAATAACAATTTCAACAATGTGAACAACAGCGGCGACTGGAACAACAACAATGCCAACAATGCAAACGGCGTGGTCGTCGGCTCCTCTCAAGTGAGACAAAGTAACCGGATACGGCGAAATCTGAACTGAAGGAGAGAAGGAGAAACTAACCTTCGCGAAAGCGTAAATATTGCCCCTGACGGATCCGGGCGGACGCTGCTTGCATGGCGGTGCTTGGTGGTGATGTGCCGTTTCATGCCCGGTGATCCTATGCAGTTATATGTAACCATCCGACAGCTGCGCAGGGGACATTAAAGCACAAAGCCAATGACAAGCGAAGAACGAAGAGAGGGCAGGTACAGACGCCGGATCGAAGCCAGGGCTGAGAAGAAGCGCAAAGCGCTTGAAGGCCATGATGACTTCGAAGCGGTGTTTTCTTATGGAAACCTGTACCGATCCTACAAAAAATGCCGAAGAAACGTCGCGTGGAAAGCATCAGTGCAGAAATACATCACACAGGCTCCGCTGATGGTCCACCAGGCACATGTAAAATTGATGCGTGGTAAATGGAAGACCAGGGGCTTCTATGAATTCGACCTGAGCGAGCGAGGGAAGACCCGCCACATCAGGGCAGTGAACATAGACGAAAGAGTTGTCCATGGATGCCTGTGCGATAACGCACTTGTTCCTGTGCTTGGCCGGACATTCATTTATGACAATGCGGCATCACTGAAAAATAAAGGATATCACTTCGCCATTCGCAGATGCTGCCAGCACCTGCGGGAGCATTATCGGAAACACGGGAACGAAGGCTATGTAATGGTGTTTGACTTCCGCAGGTTCTTCGACAATGTTTCACACCGCCTATGCAGCAGTATCATGCACAAAGAATTCTCTGATCAAAGGATCATAGGGCTGACAGGTGATGTGATCAAAATGTTTGGAGATAAAGGCCTTGGCCTGGGAAGCCCGA